GACCATTTGGATCTTTGTCTAATCCATAATCATGTCGATATGTATAACACATATCAGTAATGACTTCTTCCCGTGATTTCATTATAGTTGAAACTTTTTCAAGTATTCTCTGGCTAGTGAATAATCTTCTACGATTGGCTCATCTAGCATTTTACGATATTCTATAATGATTTCCATAGCATATGCCTGATCCTCATCATCCAATGAGTTCCACCATTTATGCAATTCATCTGGTGTTTTGTTTAAAATATATTGTAGGTTGTTGTAATCTCTGTTCATTTTATTCTCCTAATTTTTCCCAAACAAATTCTGACTCTTTCATATACGCAATAGGTTGTAACCAACCATTTTTTATAGCTTCCATAATCATAAGTTTATATTGTCTTGGGCAATCATTACTAATTTCAAATCCAGCACGGGGAGCCATAACAAATCCGTTATGAATACAAAAATCAGGATCATCCTGACGTATTGTTTTAATAGTTTTGTTAGACGTTGTGTAGGTCATTTTTCTTGGTCAATTAATGTTGTAAAGAAAGTTTTAATTTTGGTATCATTGTCCCACGATACAGTGTAATCATTTTCCTTATCTGATAATGCTAATGCCTCATCATACGAAACAACACGATGGCTTACAATCTGTTCACCAATATACTCTTGGCTGAATTCTTTTGCTTCTTCCATTGTTACTGTATCTAACGCCCACAATGCTTTGTCATTGCCATAGTCGTCAACACCAACAGGTACTTCAACCATATAACGTTTACGGAATGTACTAACACACTCTACAAGAACCCATTGTGTTTCTTCTTTATTGCTCATACTAAACTACCTTTATAAGGACTGTTCAACCACTTTGCATAGGTCTCAGCTTGGTCACTAATTTTAGTCAACTCATACTTACCACAAAATTTCATAAAATGTATGCCTACTTGAGGTGTTGTATCTACTCGAACACTCTCTTTAATACGTGAGTCAACCAAGTCTTTGATTTCTTGAGGTTGTGCAGTCAAATCAATCAATACACGATTACGTTCGTAATCATCTTTTACCCTGTGTTCAACTTCATTATGGTCAACCCACCGTTGTAACATCATATTGTTCCAATTAAAGCCTTGCTTGTGCCTATCAGCATAAGCTTCAGTTAGTCCAACTTTGTTCTTAGTACCTTTCTCACGTACCCCGGGATAAGCACTGAACACATTGTCACTACTATCACCACGCATACACTTCATAAATAGATGCCATTGTGGGTCACCAAGTAACTTGGGTTCTTTAGTTTTCTTATCTACTACTAATCTACCCTTTTCATCATGGTATCCTTCGAGGGTGATGAATTGATTTGTGATACCGTTGTATTGGTGCACGTTGTCACTAATAAGTTGAATGTAATCAGTATCAGAACTAATAATGTAATGCGTGTCATTTGGGTGTAAGTGAACAAAACGGGCAATCATATCATCAGCTTCAGCCCGTTCGTGCCTGAGTACTGATACGTTTGTTTTTTCTTTTAGAAACGTAGTGAACTTTTCATACGTATCCCAAAACATTTCATTTTCTTCACGTTCTGCTTCAGTTTGTGTTAGTGTGTCCACTACCCTATTTTTCTTATAGGGAGTATAATGATCCTTACGCCAGCTACGGCCTTCTAAGCAGAATACAACGTGATCGGCTCCAAACTTGCGTACAACTTGATTGACTGAAGCAAGTGTAAGATGTAGTGCCATTCCAATCTTCTCCCAAGTATCACTATTGCGTGAAGCAATGTGTCGTGCCCGAAAGAAGGTATTTGCAGTGTCCACCAGTAAATATTTCATTTTTTATAAAGGTATGTGTTAATATGTATATATTATATCTTATTTACGTTTTCTTGTCAACTTGACTTCATCCAAAAACAATTCTGGATTAGATTGAATGTTTGTAAACAAGTTTGGGTTGTTGATAGTGAATGGCAAATATTTAGTCTTGACCTTTTTTATAGTATCATACGGGTAGTTAATGATTCTATCTGCAACAAACTGTTCTAAATCTGATAGGTTGAGTCCCCATTTAGGATCTAACCATTCAAGTTTATCGTTGCTAAGTTCTAGTCTAAAATCACTCCATTGCTTTTTAACATATCGTTCCAGATCTTTAATTTGATGTGCGTCACCATAATAAAGATTGATAAACTGTTGTGGAGCCGCCGCGTGATTAGAATATTCTAACAACCGATCGACGGGTAGTTCTCTTAATGTTATACCATATCCAAGCACAAGAGTCTGTGCTTGAATAATGTTATAAAACCAACCGTAATTATAGTTCATAATTGTTGACATTCTGGCGAATGTTCAACGGAAGTGACTCGTAGATATCGAGACTGATACCGGGGGCTGGATTGTATGTAAACATATTTACATCACTTGTAACCAAGTGTTGCCCATTCAACTGTTTATACATTTTTAATACTAATGCTAACGCACAATTGAAGGGTGGTGCCTTTGTATCCTTGCCCTGAAGTTTCATCCAGTTTTTATATGTTTCAGTGGTGATACTACGTAACTCGGCAAAACTGACAAAGAATGTTTTGATAATTGCGTGAATATCATTCATAAACTTGTCAAAGTTTTTACCCTTCATCGGAACGTTGCCATTCAACAACCCGATATATAAGTTACCATAGAAACCAAATGCCGCTGAGTCAACTTCAGAACCGTGCCAATATTTATTATTCATTGAGATAACAAATTTAAATTCATCCATATCATTGTCACTGTAACTAGATAGTGCTTTGATATGAGTCAATGTACCTGCACGACCTGCGTGTGGGTGATTCGGTGCCATTGGTATAGTATCTTCTTTTTCACAATGTGTTTGTTTATCAGCCGCAAGTTTGTACTTGTCATTAGGGCCATTGTCTCCGTAAAAACGAAAACTACGAACGTGAACACGATGATGGTCAAACTCATCCCAAGGCTTGCTACCCTCACCGTTGCGATACAGTCCCGCCAACAGTGGGAAACTTTCTTGTTTAGTGTCAATCACCCAGCATGGGTATTCAAAATCGAGCCATTGTTCAGGATCATTACCCCACAAACCTTCACGTGCGAATGATGCTACTACTGTTTCAGTATGCATTGAATCAATACCCAACAAGTCAGGGGAACCATTCAATCGCACTACATAAATTGGACTGAGAAGTCGAGGGTCAAATCCACCTGCAATTTTAGCGCAATGTGGCTTATCTAATAGACGTTGCACTTCTTCTGGCGTGAGAATTTCACGTAATTTGTGCATTTCAAATTTTGGAATATCTTTGGGATCAAATTTAATGTCGTTTGCTTTTAAAAAAGCAATAACATTTTGAAATTTTTTGTATCCGGATAATTCATCCGTCAAGTCAATCACAGTTTTATTTTTCAACTGTTTTTTAGTTTTCGCTAGAACATTGTCTAGTTTACTAATATCAACTTTTTGACGATTTGCTCGCCAAACTAGTTTTGCTTTACCATTCGGTACGAATGATGATACTTGTTTATTTTTTACTGATACTGTAGCGGTTGCTTTTGCTGTTGCTTTCGCGGGCGCTTTTGCTGTTGCCATAATTTACTCCATTTGTTAATTTAAAATATTGATGAACACCTATTGCTCAACAATATATCTATTGTAACACTATTTGTAATTATTGTCAACTTTTTGAATAAATTAGCTTACCTCAGTACGGCCATCGCCTAAGTTTTTAGTACGGACCACACGTAAGTCACGGTTTGTAGGGTCAGCTTGTTGTTGCTCATAGACCTCGAGTGCAATATTTCTACAAACTGTCTGGAACCAACGATCCACCAACACGTTATCTGTGTCACTGTCTTTTTGTTTGTAACCTGCACGAATCAAATTTAAAATGAACTTTTCATTCCAATCAAGTTCAAACGCACCATTGTTAACGTCATTAGGATCAAGTTCCATACTCAGTATATTGATGTACGGCTCACCCGCTGCCGTTGCTTTTTCTTTAGCAGTAAGTTCGGGT